ACTTATTCCTCAAGATGCCGACAGCAACCATACGAGGAATACAATAAGAATAAGCCCTACTCTTAGTAAAAATCTCGTCACGATCTATGGCGAACTCTGAACATACTAGTTCCGTTACTTTGTCTATTATCTGTTTTTTGTAAGGGGTCATCCCTTTTATTTTTGTTTTCATTGGTGTAGAGTATTTAAATTATCTGACTTCTGATCAACAACGCGCATAACGTGTTCTTCTATCGAGTCGCTGGCAACTAGAATCTTCTGAATGGCATCACTTTTTGCTCCGTTGCGGTGGATGCGTCCTAACGCCTGCAAGTGATCCTTGACGTTAAAGGTCGGTGAAATCAACGAGATCCGTTGGCGGTTACCGTTGATGTCGTGTAACGATATTCCGGTCCCGCCAGCAGCAGTGTTGATTACTAGAACGTGTTCTTCATCTCTTTGGAAAGCATCGATGATGTCCTGTCTGTCCTCAACTTTCTGACCTCCTTTAATGCACATACATTCTAGTAACTCACAGAGGGTATCTACGGTATCTGTAAAATTAACAAACAACACAACGCTATGGCCTTGCTCGACGTAGTCCTTAGCCATGTCCGCCATGTCCTTAGCCTTGAGTGACTCAGCTAGCTGACGAGCGCGTAGGAGGTTAACAAGAACCCAGTCGCTATCTTCTACAGTTCCGTTCTCTAGAAGACTAGTGATGATCTCTGGAGTGATGCCGAGATCCTTATAAGCCTTCGCGATCTTAGCAGCGGAACCAAAGGCTATAGGCTCAATAAATACTCGGTTCTCTTTGAACGAGTCAGGAAAGTCATCCACTGTTAGACGCTTAACATTTTTCCCATACATGACTTTGTTGAGGTCACTGAGTTTCGTTTTACGGCGAAGCTCCCATGCGTTCCATTGGTTCTGGGTACATCCAAACTGCATCATCCAACTGAACCAACTCTTGAGACCGTCTGATGCTTTGTTAAGATTATGTAGCCCTAATGCGTAACCGATTGGCCTCATCTCAGTAGGGTCTTCCGCAGCAGTAGCGGACATCGCATGAATTGAATAGCCTTGTGTAACGAGAGACACGAGAAGCTGCGCGTTCTGCGTATACGGCCCTTTGCATTTATGAACCTCATCGACCAGCACTAGCGTGTCTTCAGGCAAGTTCCACGTCATGATCTTCTTGCCCCTCTTCGACATCCACTCTGTTTTACCAGTTCGGATCTTCTCGTAGTTGAGGACGAACAGTGGCTCGATTCCAGTCTCTTTAAGCTCGCGCTCCCATGACGGGATAACTGATTTAGGGCAGAGGACTGCAACGGGTCTCTTTAAAACCTTAGCCAGATGAGCTGCCACTACTGTTTTACCAGTCCCGACATGGCTAGTGTCGAGTGAGTTCAAACCTAATTTATGCTTCGCCCAAAAGAAGTCGAACGCCTCTTGCTGTTTTGGATATAGTGTCTTCATTTATTGTCTATGCACAGACAAATAATTGAGACGACTTACTATGTCCAGAAAAAGTTCAACTTTTTCTCCCACCCCAAATATATCGGGCGATGAGGTAGGCGTCGATCATACCATCATGCGGCGTCCGGCAGCGTTTATTAGCTAGCCAGTTCTCCGATGGCTCTAACTGGTTTGCTAGTTCCAAGGCAACTTCTTTAGTCCTACCTTTAGGGACTTTGCCCAACATAACTTTCTGCCACTTGTGGACGGACACACGCATTATGTTTTCGTAGTCATGGGACTCAGCCATCCCGACTAACTTACCAAACGAGATCGCCATTGATCGCACAGCTTGGCTGCTCTTCGCGTGGGCTAACGGTTCTTCTACCGCAAAGATAAAGGGCGTGTTTAGATCCATCAACCATTGATGAACTTTACGGATGTCGATTTCTTTCTTCTTCGACATCTGAAGAGTCGGCATCCTAATCTTATCAATGAGGCTACCATCAAATTTAGATATTGCACAAAGTCCGCCATCTAATCCGTTGTCGATTCCGACGATCATTTTTCAGGACAATACAAATTGTCACACCCTCCAGCGTCAGCTAATGGATTGCAGCAAGTCGCGCAGTTCTCTTCACGCTCCTCACTAAGTAAGGCTTTCGCGAGAATCGAATAGTTCACAAGATCCTCACACGCATCATCAACTGACTCGCCAGCTACCTGTAACTGGCCGTCGTTCACGAATGATTTAATACGCATCAGTTTATCCTGCATCCTTAACAGCAATCCTGTAACCGGATGAAGGCCCAATGACTTCGCTGATTTGAAGTTCGCAAGAGCATCTACGGTTCCAGCACCACCGCAGTAGTCGCTGTTCTTTGCCCGCATGATGTCGAGCGTTTTAGCACACGTCTCTTCGTGTAAACGGAATAGGGTTTCGGGTTTCATTTTGCTGGTATTGAATCTCCTCTGATTAGAAGGCCGTCACCCTCTGCTGGAACTAAGACCCTGATCCCTTTCGGCAGAGACTGCAAGTAGAATACTTCACGGGCCGTTGATGGCTTCACGCGATACCAAAGGCCGTCAGCGGTATCTACCGGAAAACGGAAATCCGCTCCGTCATCTATTCGGGTAATAAACTTTGGTCCTACCTCTGGTTCACGATCTTGGAACATTGTAAGGGTATTAAATCTCTTTTCCGGTCTCCGCGTCAATCGTTTTTTTCTGCCTGATTGCGCCGCCCCCTTTGTCTGCTTTAGAGTTGTTCAGGATAGAGATGTCAATCTGCATCTTGCTACTACCACCACCAGTCTTAGCGTTGAGTCCTAAGTTACGCCTAATGAGCTGGTCGAGTTCTGACATCTCGCGAATCGTCTTTGGACCACGCAGCGTCTTCATCGAATCTCGTAGAAGTTTAATTCCGGCTGCGGCGATGTAGTGCTGGTATTTATCAGCCGGAGAGTTCTGCGCTTCAGCTATCTCGTTGAGAGTAACGTCCTCTTCCTTAGACGCACGAAACCTTTCTTCTACAATAGCTGAACTTACAGTATCGTTGAAGTGTTCTTCAACGTCTTCTTTAAGTTGGTCTTTGTCGGAATCCGGTTTATGGTGTTCGTCTTTGACTTTTGTGTTGTGTATCAAGTTATCAAGGACTCTGCCGCCTACTATGTCCCCATTTATCTTAGCGGCGACTCCATGCTTCTTTAACCACTTACGTATTGTATTGCGGTGGACTCCAATGTGTTGACCTATAGCCGCATTACTGTAACCTTCTTTGTTAAGGCGCAAGGCTTCAGCCTCGCACTCCCGTATAGGATTTTCAGACATCCATTAAATTATGCCTTCCGAAGCAGAAAAGCGCAAGCGTGTTCTAGAGCCGCGCATCGACCCGCAATCTAAGCAGATGGACGTAGGGGGACTCATGATCCAGCCTACTAGCACACTGACCGCTCTATTATATGGGTTCGCCCACCACCCTAATAATAAAGCTAAGGAGTTCTACTTCTGGAGAATCTGTGACGAACTCTGGAATAGAGAAGAGCTACCGGAACCTATGATGGTCCGACATCCTTGGGCAGAAAAGATGATTCGGGCTGCTCTAAAGGATAAGTATCTAGCGATTGGTGGTTCCGCCAGTAGCGGTAAATCTCACACTATGGCCGCGTGGGGGATCGTCCAATGGCTCTGCCAGCCACGAGACACACTAGTCCTGATGACCTCTACCACGTTACGGGAAGCACGAAAAAGGATTTGGGGTTCAGTCATGTCTTTGCTATCGGTGATCGATGGTGCGCCAATCAAGATTCGGGATTCGATTGGTAACGCGGCCTACGTCGATGAGAACGGCACTCTTATCGAACGGGCCGGATTATCACTTATCGCTGCGGAGAAATCGAAGACACGAGAGGCAATCGGAAAGTTTATTGGAATCAAGCAGAAGCGGGTAATTATGATCGGTGATGAACTTTCAGAACTTTCTGAAAGTATATTGCAGGCTGGTCTGACCAACTTGTCGAAGAACCCCTTCTTCCAGATGATCGGTATGTCTAACCCGAACAGCCGCTTCGACGCTTTCGGCGTCTGGTCAGAGCCAAAGAAGGGCTGGGAAGCCATCGACACACAGACCGCTGATGAGTGGACAACGAAGTGGGGCGGTAAGTATATCAGGCTCGACGGCGAACGAAGCCCTAACATTGTGTTAGGTGAGGTTAAGTATCCTTGGCTACCGACCGCCGAAAAGCTAGAGGAAGACAGACTGTTATTAGGACCGGAATCCAGAGGCTACATGCGAATGGTCCGCGCCATCTTCTTCGACAGCGACGAAACAACCGGAATCTACTCCGAAGCTGAGATGGCCAAGAGTGGTTCAATGGGTGATGTCGATTGGGCAGACAAACCAACCGTCGTTGCCGGAATCGATCCGGCTTTCACTAACGGTGGTGACAGGACTATTATGTATACCGCTGAAGTAGGCTACGCCCGCAATGGCCAATACGTCTGCAAGTTAGGAGAAGCTATACACCTCAATGATGATGCCACAAATAAAGCGGTTCCCCGCACCTACCAGATTGTCCACCAAATTATCGATCACTGCAAACGTAGGAATATCTCTGCTAACAATGTGGCTCTCGACTCGACCGGAGCAGGTGCGCCCTTCTGCGACGTTCTGGCTGGCGAGTGGGAGAGTTCGTTCATGCGCGTTACCTTTGGCGGAAAAGCTTCCGACAAGAGAGTCAGCATGAACAGCCAGCTCACAGGCGAAGAACTCTACACTAATAGAGTGTCAGAACTCTGGTTCGTCGGAAAAGAGCTAATGCGGACGCGCCAGATCTACGGAATCTCGTCGGATTTAGCCAAAGAGATGTGCGCCAGAAACTACGATATGGTGAAAACTGGTTCCCTTAAAGTGAAGATCGAATCAAAAT